CTACAAACGATATCATCAAAAATGCTACTTGTGACTATGACCCAACGTCTACTATCACGTTGACAGAAAAAATCTTACAACCTGAATCTTTCCAAGTTAACCTTACTTTGTGTAAGAGTGACTTCCGTTCAGATTGGGATGCTATTCAAATGGGTTATTCAGCGTTTGACGTATTACCAAAGTCGTTTGCTGATTTCTTAATCGCACACGCTGCTGAAAAGGTTGCTGCAGGAATGGAGACTTCTATTTGGCAAGGTGTTAATGCTACAGCGGGACAATTCGCGGGTATTATGACACAAGTAAGTACTGACGCGTCTTTACCAGCTGCACAAGAAGTTGCGGGTATTTCGGTTACTGCTGCTAACGTAGTAGTTGAATTAGGTAAAATCATTGACGCTTTGCCTTCACAACTTTACGGAAAAGAAGATTTGAAACTATATGTTTCTAACAACATCTACAGAGCGTATGTACGTGCTTTAGGTGGCTTTGCTGCTAACGGAGTAGGTGCTAACGGTTACGACAACAAAGGAACTAACCAAGTATTAAACGATGTCTATTTTGACGGAGTAAAAGTATTTATGGCTTCAGGTCTTGCTGCTAACACTGCTTTGCTTACACAAACTTCTAACTTGTATTTTGCGACTGGTTTGCTCAACGATATGAATGAGTGCAAAGTTTTGGATATGAGTGATTTGGACGGTTCACAAAATTGTAGAGTAATTCTCAGGTTTACCGCAGATGCTAAATACGGTTTTGCTGAAGACTTAGTTACTTACGGAATTACAAACACAGCTAACTAATTAACTATAACATTAAACGTAGGGTGGTGAAACAAACGCCACCCTTTTTTTTTAACATTTAAAAACTAAAAATTATGTCTTGTGAAATTACAAACGGCAGATTAGAGCAATGTAAAGATAGCGTTTCAGGTCTTAAAGCAATTTATTTTATAAATTACGATGACCTAGACCCGTCTAACATTACTTACGATTCTACGAATACGGACGCTATTGAAACGTGGATACCAGCCGCGGCTTTAGACCTATTCAAATACGAACTAAAAGGGGCTAACTCTTTTGAAACTACCATAAACTCAAGTAGAGAAAACGGAACTACATTCTTCGAACAAACATTAACGGTACAATTCAAAAAGCAAGATATTGCTACGCACAAAAACATTAAAATGTTAGCGTACGGACGTCCGAGAATCGTTGTTAGAAGTATGACTGACCAATTTTTCTTAATGGGTCTAGACCAAGGTGCTGACGTTACCACGGGAACTATCTCTAGCGGAAGCCAATTACAGGATTTTAACGGTTACGGCTTGACGTTTACAGCGCAAGAAGTAAGCCCTGCGAACTTCTTAGAATGTACTACGGAAGCGGGACTAGCGACTTTGTTTGCTACTTCTACTCCAACAGATGCGACTATCGTAACAAGCTAGTATTTCTCCATACACTATGCGAAGCCGTCTTTTTACAAGGGCGGCTTTTCTATTTAGAAACAAATACCACAAAATTAAGTTATATAAGTATGATAGTCCTACAAGAAACGGCAAACGCACAAACCTTTAGCTTTATACCACGAAGCCAAAGTTACGATGCTTTATATTTAACGGACGACCAAACAAACGTAGAAGTACAAGTAACCATTGACGCAAGTACGCAAGGAGACTACTTAGACACGATTACAGCGACTTTTAGTTTAACCGAAGGACATTTCTATAACTTGGTAGTAAAAGACGGTGCTAACGTAGTTTTTAAAGATAGGGTATTTTGCACTAATCAAGCAATAGTTTCTTTTAGCGTAAACAACGGGCAATACACTTCTAATTCTACAACTAACGACTTTATTGTTTATGAATAACATACACGTATTAAAATTAAGCGAATATTCAAGACCTGAAATAACCGAGTCTAAGCGCGAAGCGTGGGTAGAATACGGTGCAGACAATAACTATTACCAATACTTAATAGATAGGTATTGTAATTCTACTACGAACAACGCTATTATAAATAACATTACGCGGTTAGTTTACGGAAAAGGTTTAAGTGCTATAGATGCTTCTAGGAAGCCTAACGAATACGCTCAAATGATGACGCTATTTTCTAAAGATTGTGTTCGTCAAATGGTAAGCGACTTAAAAATGTTAGGTCAATGTGCGGTACAAGTCATATATTCTAAAGACAGAAAAAAGATTAGCAAGGTATACCACGTTCCTGTTCAGCTATTACGTGCGGAAAAGTGCAACGAAAAAGGCGAAATAGAAGCGTATTACTATTGTGACAACTGGCAAGACCTAAGAAACTTTACACCTAAGCGAATAGCGGCATACGGGCATTCTAACGAACCTATAGAAATAATGTTTATAAGACCTTATTCGGTAGGTATGAAGTACTATAGCTATGTAGATTATCACGGTGCGTTACCATACGCGGAACTTGAAGAAGACATTTCTACTTATTTAATTAACGAAGTAAACAACGGTTTTTCGGGACGCGCTGTAATCAATTTTAACAACGGTGTACCAAGTGAAGAACAACAGCTTTTAATTAAGCAGCAAGTTCTAAACCAACTAACGGGAACAAAAGGCGAAAAGGTAATAGTAGCTTTTAACAATAACCAAGACAGCAAGACTACGGTAGACTCAATGCCTGTAAACGATGCACCTGACTTGTACGACACTTTAAGCAAAGAAGCGTTAAGTAAGATTATGTTAGGACATAACGTTACAAGTCCTTTGTTATTTGGTATTGCTACTACTACGGGTTTTTCTAGTAACGCAGACGAACTACAAAATTCTTATATATTGTTCGACAATATGGTTATTAGACCTATGCAAGAACTTTTATTAGACGCTATAGACACTATTCTAGGTTTTAACGGTGTAGCCTTAAAGACATATTTTAGAACTTTAAAGCCGTTAGAATTTACTGACTTAGAAAACGCAATGACTGAAGAACAAGCGGTAGAAGAAACGGGTGTAGAATTAAGTTCACAAGACGACAAAATAGCACAAGCGTTAATAGACTTAGGCGAAGAACCTAAAGAAAATTGGCTACTAATAGACGAAGCACCAGTAGACTACGACACGGACGAAGAAGAAAACGAACTACTAGCTAAAGAACCTAAGCAAAGTCTTTTAAGTAAAATATACAACTTTGTAAGCACGGGTGACGCACGACCTAATATAAGAAGTAAGCAAGACGATGTTATAGACGGAATTAAGTTTGTTACACGTTATGTTTACGCGGGTACGGTACATTCAAATACTAGACCTTTTTGCGTACAAATGATTAACGCGAATAAGATATACCGAAAAGAAGACATAGTAGGTATGAGTACAAAAGTAGTAAACGAAGGTTGGGGACCAAACGGAATAGACACTTACGACATATTTAAGTACAAGGGTGGCGGTAATTGTCACCACCGATGGAATAAGCAAGTATACGCAACTTTTGAAGGTACGGCTTTAGACATAACTGAAAAAACAAAGACATTAGCACAAGCGAAAGCTGCTAAGTTTGGTTACGTAGTTAAAAACGACAAGTTAGTTAGTACGCGTCCTGTAGATATGCCGAATTATGGTTTTTTACCAAGCAACCCACAACCTAAAAGAAAAATTGTTAGATAATGGCTGAAGCACTACTTATAACACGAAGCGACTTAGTAAGGTTTACCACCGTTAACGGCAACGTAGACACGGACAAATTTATTCAGTACATTAAAATAGCACAAGACATACATATTCAAAACTATTTAGGTACTGACTTACTAAACAAAATAAAAGCGGATATTATCGCAACTACTTTAACGGGCAACTATGAAACGTTAGTAGAAACATACATAAAGCCGATGTTAATTCACTGGGCAATGGTAGAATACTTACCTTTTGCAGCTTATACAATTTCTAACAAAGGCGTATACAAACACGGTTCTGAAAACGCGACAAACGCAGAAAAAAACGAAATAGACTTTTTACTAGAAAAAGAACGTAAAATAGCACAACACTACACCGAACGATTTATAGATTATATTAGTTTTAACCAAGACTTGTTTCCTGAATACAATAGTAATTCAAATGGAGATATGTACCCTGACACTAACAATAATTTTATAGGTTGGGTTTTATGAAGCAATACAAACCAAAAGACGAAAACGTAAAGAAGTTAAAACTTTACTTAAAAAAAATAGAAAATGGCGGACAAAAAGATAAGTCAGTTAACGGCAAAAGGTAGTAGAATTGTTGCTAGTGACCGCGTACCTATCGCACAAGACGATGGAGGCGGTACATTTAGTACTAAGTATGTTTTAGGCAGTGAAGTACACAACTGGTCTTTAAACAAAGAGTCCGTAAGTTACACGCTACTTTTAACTGACGCGCACAATTACGTAGAAATGGAAGTTTCTAGTGCTAACGTTTTGACAATACCTACAAATGCTACGGTAGCTTTTCCTATCGGTACAGAAATACGAGTAACGCAATTAGGCACGGGACAAACTACTATCACACCTGATGCGGGTGTTATATTAAGAAGTATTAGCGGTAAAGACAAAACTTCGGGACAATATTCGGTAGCTACGTTGTTTAAACGTGGACTTAACGAATGGTATTTATTTGGTGATATAACAACGTAAAAATGGCAAATGCAAACGGATGGGGCGATGGTGCTTCAAATAATAACATAGGTTGGGGAAAAGGCGCAGACAACGCAATAGGTTGGGGTGACATTCACGCAGATAGCTACGCGGGTTTAACTGACATAGTAGGGGTAGCAAGTTTTAGCAATACTAAATCTATATCACTTGATGGAATTGATGATTCAGTAACTTTAGTGAGTGACATTATTTTAGGAACTACGTCAAGCGTAAGTTTTTGGATAAAAAGAAATGATACTTTAATCGCACAACCTTTGGGATGCGTAACGGCTTGGAGTGACTATTTAGTAAGATTGCAAACAACTAAAATTAGTTTCGGAAGAGTACCATTTATATTTGATAATGCCACTACTTTATCCACTATAAACCAAACAAACGATTGGACTCACTTGCTATTTGTAAGAACGGGGGCAACTTGTAATTTGTATGTAAACGGAGTTAATAACGATGGAGCAAAAACTAACTCAGACGCATCTTGGATAAATAAATTTAGAGTTATTGGCGCACCTGGAGATGGTACGACTTGGGCATTTAATGGATTGATTGATGAAGTTTCAATATTCACCACTGCTCTAAGTTCTTCAGATGCAACTGCGATTTATAACGGAGGCGTTCCTACATTATTGACACCATATTCTCCACTTGGATGGTGGAGGTGTGGTGATGGTGACACAAGTCCGACATTAACCGATAATGGTAGTGGAGGTAATGACGGAACAATGAATAATTTTACAACTTTTAGTACTGATGTACCTATATAAAAACGAATTAAAATTAAAATAAAATGCACGGATTTGAACATTATGCAATAATAAACATCAATGACCTTGATAATGTAGATTTCACTCAAATAGGTGAAACAAGCGCAGACACTATTAGAAGGTCGTTAGACGGCTTTAAATTCGTGTTAAAATGGGTTCAAGAACCTACCTTTATAAAAGACGGTACTATAATACCTTTACAAGTGTTAACGCACGAAGAATGTTTAGCACTTATGCAGACGCC